TGGTCAAGCAGGTCTTTCTACAACAGGCAACTTAACTGCCGGTAATAACTATATTACTTCTTTAGCATCTACAACAGGTGTTCAAATTGGTCAATATGCTTATGGTCAAGGTATTCCAAACCAAGCATTTGTTGTGTCAGTTCCAAACTCCTCAACTGTCGTAATGAGTCAGTCTGCAATTAATACTGGTGTTGCTAACTCAGTTACATTTGCCGCATTAAGTAATACTGCTCAAACATTTACTTTCTCAGCAACTGCTCAGACTGCTATTGAGTTACATTCACCACAGTTTGCTCCTGAGATTAACCATTGGGGTACTTCTGCAATTATGGATGGCGGTTTCACACCAGATAAATCATTCATTTTCACAAAAGGACAACCAAATGCGGTTAACGTTGCAACTGGTTCTACACAAGCTGTTTGGAGTTTCCGTGTATCGCCTACTGCTTCTTCTGGTACACCAGGTGCTGCATTAGGTGTTCGTGAAATTATTAACCGTATGCAGCAATTGCCATTTGAAACTGATATTTACGCCAACGGTTCTTTCTTGATGACACTTGTGTTGAATGGTACAACATCAAACACTGCAGAACAATGGCAAAACGTTGGTGGTTCAAGTTTGTCTCAATACATTTTCCACACACAAGGTACAACAGTAACCGGTGGTGAACCAGTATTCGGATTCTTCTTGAATACACAAGGTTCTGCTGGACAATATGCTACAACACAACAAGACTTAACACCATTGCTTGCTTTAGGTAATTCTGTATTAGGTGGTGGTACTGCTAACGCTGCTGTGGGTATTTACCCTAATGGTCCTGACGTATTGACACTTACTGCACAGAACGTTGGTACAGGAGCAGGAACTCCGCCTTCTTCAACCATTCAAGCTCGTTACTCATGGACAGAGGCGCAAGCGTAAGGAGTTCCAATGCTTGTACAAAGCATCAATCCGGTATCAGCAAATTCAATTACCAGTAGTCAGCTCACGACTACTGGTGTTGTACCTAAGACCTACGGTTCTGCAAGTCAGATTCCTTCTATTACTGTTGGTGCTGATGGTCGTGTAACGTCTGTATCAAATACTGCAGTATCAATTCCTTCTGGTGCTTTTTTAGATAGTAATAATGTAATATTTTTAAACAATACTACAATTACTTCGAGTGTTACTATACCATCAGGTACAGGTGCTTTCTCTGTTGGTCCTATTTTGCAAGCACCAGGAACAACATTTACTATTTCAGCCAATTCAAGATATATCGTATTCTAATATGACATTTCAAATTACTACACCTAATGGCGGATCTGATTCACTAAATTTTAAAAATTTTGGTGGTACTTCTATTGGCTCAATTACGGCTACTGATGGTTCTGGTTTACAGATTCAACCAACAGGAAGTAATACATTACAAGTAGTTGGAACAAAATGGGATAATAATACTGGTGGCGTTGAAATTATTAATAGTAGTAGTTCTGTTGGCGCAGCATTAACTTTATTACCTTCAGCATCTTCTGTTGGTCCAAATGGATGGTCTGTATATGCAGGTGCTTCTGGTGCTGCAATTGGTGATGGTTCAATTGGTTTTTGGAATCATACAACATTTTCCACAACACAAAATAGTAACCCAGCAACGGGTAGTGGTGGTGCACCAAAATGGTGGCTGAACGGTTCAGGACAAATGCGTGTTCCAAATCAACCTGCTTGTTTGATTGCTTGTCAATCAAATGACATAACATGGTCAACTAATAGTGTTATTAATTATGGTGGCACGAGTGGTTCAAATAATGTATCGACAAAAGTATTTGACCAATATAATTCTTATAATTTTTCAAACGGAAGATTTACCGCACCTATAACAGGTACGTATTTTATTTCAGCAACAGTTAATGGTCAAACAGGAAATGTGCCTAGAGCAGCAATACGAGTTAACGGTACTGTTTTTGGAAACTCAAATGGCATACATTTTAGAGGAAATTCCACATTAACTGCTGGTGGTGATTTGGACCAAAAAACTATGTCAATTGTATTACAATTAAATACCGGAGATTATGTCGATTTTTATTGTTATCAAGGAACATTTGATACATTTCATGCAAATTATTTTTGTGCATATATGGTGGGATAATAAATATTTTTTTAAAAAGGTTATAAAATGGCAACTTATACAATTACATTAACAGACGCAGAAGATAAAGCAATTCATTATGTTGCTAATTCTGCACAAGAATGGATTGACAATGTAGTACACGAAAGATGTCGTATAGCTATGGAACAAATTGTTCAAGAGCACGTTACTACACAATTATCAGCAGGCCAACCTTTAGCCGGTACTACACACGAAGAAATTGTTTTAAATGTAGATATTAAATCTGCATATCAAAAAAATTTGGATGCTTTACAAGCTGCACAACAAAATAATTAATGACCACACTAAATTCTGTACCTTCTGCATTATTAACTACTGTTGATACAACAGGAACTTTAAACATTCAAACAAATAGCGTTAATGCTTTGGCAATTGATACCAATCAAAATGCCACAATGAATTACATCAGCGCACAGAATACTTTTGGTTTTAAGAATAGAGTTATTAATGGCGCAATGAATATTTGGCAAAGAGGCACAAGCTTTTCAATTGCTAGTGGTAGCTTTGTTTATACAACAGATAGATGGTGTGTAATTTCTAGTGTTACTGGTACTAGCGGAACAGTTTCTCAGTCAACTAGCGTTCCAACGGGCGCAGGAAATATATTTCCTTATAGTATTAAAGTACAAAGAAACTCTGGAGTAACAGCTACAGGTGCAATTAATATTTTGCAAGTTGTTGAATCGACTAATATGTATGATTTAGCTGGCCAATCTGTAACTTTATCTTTTTGGATAAAAGCTGGTGCAAACTATACTGGTGGTTCAATAAACCCCATAGTACAAACGGGAACAGTTGCCGACCAAGGTTCTACTAACTTTTATAGCTGGACCGGAACAACATATCCAATTGCAGGAAATAACGTCACGCCAACAACAACATGGACAAAGTATTCAGCAACAGGAACTATTCCTAGTAATGCCTTAGAGCTTGGTATAACATTTGTGCCGACCGGATTTACAGGTACGGCTGGAGCAGACGATTCTTATTATATTACCGGCGTTCAATTAGAAAAAGGAAGTATTGCAACTCCTTTTGATTACAGAGATTATGGTCGTGAATTACAAATGTGCCAAAGATATTATGAACAAGATGCATGGTCTGCGGTTGGTGTAAACACCAATGGATCAAATATTAACTGGATAATGTTTTACAAAGTGCCCAAAAGAGCAACACCAACACTATCTGTTAGTGGAACTGTAACTTTTCAAGGAATTGCAGCTGGTATATCACAAGGTGCTGCAAGCGGAAATATCAATTGGATTGTTGGTGGCACAAGTAGGTCTGGATCAACTTATCAAGCGTATTATGTAACATCCGATTCTGGTGGTTGGTATTCTTCAGCGGAATTATAAATTATGTATAAATTAATTAATATTACAACAACAAATCTTCAATGGGTTCAACGAATTTCTGATGGCGCATCTATTCCTTTTGATGAACACAACACCGATTACCAAGAATATCTAAAATGGATTGCTTTAGGTAATACACCACAATCCGCTAATACATAGGATAAGAAATGTCATTAACATTTGACGGCACCAACGGATTAATTCCAGTATCATGGACAACTTCTAATCGTCCATCGAGTCCTGCTGTTGGTCAATCAGGATTTAATACAACTACTGGTTATGCTGAATATTGGAATGGCAGTCAATGGGCTACTTATGGAAATATATCTCCTCCATCTGTTTCATATTTAATTGTTGCAGGTGGTGGTGGCGGAGGAGGTAGTGCATATTATGCTGGCGGTGGTGGCGCAGGAGGATTTTTAACCGGCACACAAACAGTTACCACAGGAACTGTTTATAATATTTCTGTTGGTGCCGGAGGTTCTGCTGGCGGAGGCGGTGCGCCAGGAGTTCAAGGTTCACCATCATCATTTTCTGCCGTTTCAACTACTGCTGTTGGTGGAGGTTATGGCGCCAATGGTAACAACACAAATCAATTAGGAGGACCAGGAGGTTCGGGTGGCGGAGCTTCCGGTACCGGATCTGTTCCATCTGGAACACCTGGAGTAAGTGGAGGATCTGGAACACCAGGACAAGGAAATCCAGGTGGCGCCTCATATGATATTTCAGGTACAGGAGCAGGCGGTGGTGGTGGCGGTTCAGCGGCGGCCGGAGGAAATGCTTCAAATAATCAAGGCGGTGCAGGAGGATCAGGTACTTCATCTTCAATTACAGGCACATCTGTTTATTATGCGGGTGGTGGTGGTGGCGGAGGCGGTTCATCTGCTGGTACTGGAGGAGCTGGAGGTAATGGAGGTGGTGCTACAGGCGCAGGACCAACTAGTGCGGGTAGTGCAACAGCTTATACCGGAGGCGGCGGTGGCGGTGGATCAGGACCAACTCAAAATGGTAGTAGCGGAGCTTCTGGAGTTGTTATTATTTCTTATCCAGCCACATATAAATTGGCTACTGCTACCGGAACTTTTACACAAACTAGTGTTAACGGTAATTACATTTATACATTTACTGGATCAGGTTCAATTACCTTCTAATTCGCACAACATAAATAGTCCATCATAGGAGAAATTGATGGCAACAATAACAAACAGAGCAGACTTTACAAGCTATTGCCTTCGTAGATTAGGTGCTCCAGTAATCGAAATCAACGTAGACCAAGACCAAATATCTGACCGTATCGATGATGCGTTACAGTATTGGCAAGATTATCATTTTGATGGTCTACAAAAGGTTTACTGGATTCATTACATCACACAAACTGATATCAATAACCAGTATTTGGATGCCACTCAAGCGGTAGACCAAGATGGTAATGCCATTGAACTGGCTGGTATTACTCGTATTTTCCCACTTACCGATTCACAGGCAACTATCAATATGTTCGACCTGCGTTATCAGTTACGCTTAAACGAATTATACGACTTCACCTCCGCATCGTACATCAACTATAACCTCACACAACAACACTTACGTTCTCTGGAGATTCAGTTTACTGGAGAAGTTCCTATTCGATTCCAAAGACATATGCAAAGACTGTATATTGATTGGGCATGGGGCAACTATGAAGCACCAGTAGGTCAGGTAGTGGTAGCCGAGGCATATGCGGTAATTAATCCAGATTTCTATACTTTGGTATGGAATGACCGTTGGTTAAAAGAGTATGCTACCGCTTTGATTAAAAGAACATGGGGTAATAACCTTTCTAAATTTGCCGGTTTACAATTACCAGGTGGCGTTACATTAGATGGCAAAACTCTTTATAATGAAGCTTGTGGTGAAATTGAGCGATTAGAGAAAGAAATGGAAATGAATTATGGTGCTCCTCTTGAATGGTTCATGAACTAATATGCTCACCAATCCTTACTTTAATAACTATGGTTCAATTGCTGAACAGAGAGTAATCGAGGACTTAATTGTTGAATCAATTAAGGTAATGGGTTTTCAGGCATATTATTTGCCTAATGATAATGATTCGGCAAGAGACCTTCTATACGGTGAAGATCCAGTTAAAAAATTCAAAGATGCTTTTCCATTGGAAATGTATCTTTCTAATTCTATGGAATATTTGGGTGAAAAAGAATTCTTTTCTAAGTTTGGTCTTGAAATTAAAAACAATGTTCAAGTCATTCTCTCTAAGCGTTCTTTTTCATTAAGAGTACCACAAAATACTTTTACCAGACCACGAGAAGGTGATTTGATTTATGTTCCATTTTTAAATGGCACAGGTGAGTTGTTTGAAATTAAATTCACAAATCAAACAAAAGACTTCTTCATGTTGGGTCGCCAAGTACCATATTTCTATGAATTAGAATTAGAGAAATTCAAATACTCACAAGAAATTATTCAATCTGGTGTGGCAGATATTGATGCCATTGTTACGGACTCTGCTTACACATTACACTTGAATATTGATACTCGTTTGTTAACCACATATAGTGCCAATTCTTGGTCATCCGCCATTTACAATGCTGGATTTATTAATATCAATACGACAAGTCCAAAACTGGTTTCTTTGTTGAACAGTTTACAAGTAGGCGATTCTTATTCTTATGTGATTGGCTCAAACACAATTACTCAACCAGTTACTTCAGTAACAGTTGCCGGTTCTTTGTATCGTATTCAAACATCAAATACAATCTCAGGAACAGTCACGGCATTTACTGCACCACTTTTAGGTGGCAACGGTGTCAATTACAGCAAAGGCGAATTGGTGTATCAATCATCAGACACAACACAGGCAAATGCTACCACAGTTGCTTATGTTTCTTCTTGGTTACCATCAACAGGTATTCTATCAGTCACCAATATTGCTGGCGAGTTTGAACCTGCAGTATACATTTATGGTGCTTCAAGCAATGCAGTATACGCTTTGGCCAATTTTGATCCATTGAATTCTCCTGCTAAGAAAGAGCAATACGATAATGAGTACATTCAATCTTCAGCAAATTCTATTATAGATTTTTCTGAAACAAATCCTTTTGGTAGCATATAATGGCAAATACATTTTATAATCGTATCATTCGTAAACTCGTTGTAGGTTTTGGTAACCTATTTGATGAGATTACTTTGGTGCGTTACAATCCAGACAATTCAGAAGCACAACGTTTTGTTGTACCTATTGCTTATGCTGCAAAAGAATTATATGTGCAACGTATTGAAGGTGATCCTAACTTAGACAAAAAAGTTCAGATGACTTTACCTCGTATGTCATTTGAAATGAATGGACTAACATACGATGCCACAAGAAAACAAAATACCAATATTAGACAATTTTCTCAAACTAGTGCAGGTGTTGTGTCTCAGTATAATCCTGTGCCTTACAATTTTGATTTTAATCTTTACATTTATGTTCGTAACATTGAAGATGGAACCCAAATTATTGAACATATATTACCATACTTTACACCTGATTATACTATCAAACTAAATTTGATACCTGAAATGGGTATCATTAAAGAAGTTCCTATTGTATTAAATTCAACAACATCAGAAGTAACATATGAAGGACTAAGAGATACTGATCCTCGTATGATTATTTGGACATTGAATTTTACGGTCAAAGGATTTATTTTTGGTGCCGTATCTTCTACTGGTTTGATTAAAACTTCTATCACTAATATTTTCAATGAAATTACTAGTGCTGATACTATACAGTTTAATATGGGAACATCTGGTGTAGGAACATATCAAGTTGGTGAAATTGTATACCAAGGTTATTCTTTAGCGATGTCTACTGCATCTGCTAAAGTAGTTTACTATAATAATAACACATTACAATTAACCGAAATCAATGGTAACTTTGTATCTAATCAACCTATTATTGGTTCAGTAACTAATGCAAATTATACATTTACATCTTATCAGGTACAACCATTGAAGTATGCTGAAATTGTTGTTGTGCCTAATCCAACAGATGCAAATGCTAATTCTGCTTACACATACACAACAGTTATTTCTGAACCAATTGCCAATTCAGCCAATGTGGTTATTCCAACAAATACGTCATACGATATCGATTTGACCACAGAAAACAAATACATAGACTTATTGTAAAGAGTAAAAAATGCCAACAATATTACAGTTCAAACGATATGCCAACACCGTTGTTGCAAACACAGCGGGGGCGGATGGTGAATTAATTATTGATGAAACCAATCATACTGTTACAGTACATGACGGCGTTACATATGGTGGTACTCGCTTAGCAACAGAAACTTATGTTGTCAATCAAGTTCAAACTATAAACAATTTAGCTAATACAGAATTTTATTTAACACAATATGCGGCTAATACTGCAAATTTATCTTCAGCAAATACCATTTATTTGTCTGGTGTAAACGCTACACAAAATTCTAATATTGCTTTATTGTTTGCTATTGATGCTTGGCAGAATACAATTGACCAGATTCAAACTGCCAATATTGCTGCAGCATTTAATCAAGCAAATACATCTGCAAATTTGGCACAAGCGGCATACAATGCTTCAAATTCTGCCAACTCTTTAGCATTAACGGCATTCAATCGAGCAAATACAGTTAATGGTGCCATCTATATTACTAACTCAGTATTGACAAGTGTAAACAATTCAGATTTTCAGTTTACCACTAATGGTCAGAATTTCTTTATGAGAGCAACTGGTGGTTTACAATTACCGGGTACAATTACTTTTGCTGATAGTACAGTTCAATCTACTGCTTTTTCTAGTGCAGTTTATAATACAATCAATTCTGCTTTCACACAAGCAAATACTGCGGCAACGATTGTTCCACAAAATGCTCAAGCAGCAAACTACACTTTGGCAAATACTGATGCAGGTAAGCATTTATATTATACAAACGGTTCTGCCGTAAATTTGTATATTCCTTGGACATCAAATACAACATACGCCAATGGTACAACCATTACTATTATTTCTCATACAAGTTCAAACGTAACAGTAACACCAAATACTGGTGTTACGATGTATCTTGCTGGTAATACAACAAGTGCATCACGAAATGTTACAACATACGGCATGGCCACATTAATTATGACTGCCGCAAACACATGGTATATTAACGGTACTGGAGTGTTCTAATGTTGTCTGCAATGATGATGATGAATAATAATGTGATTTCTTTAAATACAAACACATCAAGTTTGGTTACAGGAAATGTAACATATTTACTTGACATGGCAAACTATGTATCAGGTAATACTTGGCCAGACACAAGTGGGAATGCTCGTAACTTTACCTTTTATACAGGTTCTGGCACAACTGTTCCGTGGACAAACACTTCTAATGTGATTAATTTAGGAACTACCACAGCATATTTCCATGCAAACAATGCCAATTGGGCTAAAGCACCTAGTGCATTTATGAATGCTAGCGTAAGTTATACTAAAGGTGCAGTAATTCGTGGTAACGGCACTTCGGGTGCCCCGATGGGTGCAGGTTATTTACAATGTTCTGTTGAGGCAAGAGACACAACTTGGTTTAACAATGGTACACCTTATTTTGCCGCTGGTAACCACACTTCTTCTGCGTACACCGATGTATTACAATCTACTGGATCAGAAAGTGCAAACACTTGGTATTATGTAAGTGTTACATTTAGTCCTTCATCTGGATGGACATTGTATGTAAATGGTAGTCTTGTTGGAACAAGTGCTACAACTGCGGTAGGACCAACAGCAACCACACCGGTAATTGGTGCCACACAAACGTTACCAGGATTTAATGGCGATATTGCAGCTGCTCATGCATATAATAGAGCTTTATCAGCCGCAGAACACTTACAAAATGCTAACTATTGGCTTTCACGATATAACGGATCCGTACCGGCATAACTATATAAATACTACAATTAGGGTATAGAAAATGGCAAAGACACTACAATTTAGACGATATACAACCGCCAATTTGGCATCAATTGTTCCAGCAACTGGAGAATTGATTGTTGATACAACACAAAACACCGCTACAATTGGTGATGGCACAACTTTTGCTGGTTGGTATCTGACTACTCAAGCACAAAACAATGCTAACGTTGCAATTCAAAACGGAATTAATGCGACTCAAAATACTGGCATTACAACTGCGGCCGCAAATACCATTTATTTGAGTGGTGTTCAAACAACACAAAATGCTAATATTGCTGCAGCATTTACTTTAGCCAATACACGAGCATCTTTTGGTGGTTATACCGCTAACTCAATTATTTTTGCTAATAGTGCTGGTTATCTTTCCAATACTTCAAATCTTCAATTCATAAGTTCAAATAATGCACTACAAACAACCGGTTTAATTACTACAACTGGTAATGGTATCGGTTATGCTACAGGTTCAGGTGGTCTTGTAACTCAAGCAACAAGTAGAACAACTGGTGTAACATTAAATAAACCATCAGGCCAAATTACATTGTTCTCACAAGCAATGGCAAATACAACTGCAAATACTTTTGTGTTTACAAACTCAACAATTGGTGCCAATGATTTTATTATGTTCAATCATTGGTCTGGCGGTACAATTGGTAACTATGTAATTGCTTCTAATACTGGTGTTGGTATTGCTAACGTAACTATTCGTGCAATCAATACTGTTGCAGCTGAAGCTCCTGTTTTACAATATGTTGTAATTAAAGGTGCTGCATCTTAATAATTGAAATAATATTATGTCATTAAATATTGGAACAGGAATAACAATAGGTCCTGGAATTTCTTTTTCTCAGTCTACTGGTTCTGGCGGTAGTGGTGGAGGTGGAGGCGGTGGTGGAAGTTATCCAACATTTACCTTTTCTGGTTTGTCTCAACCATTTACTGTTAGAAATATTGTAATTACTCCTGATGGTTTAACAGTATACGGCGTATATAATAACAATATTAACGTTGCTACTTTGGGAAGTCTATATGATTTAACCAGTTTTACAAATGGTTCTGCTTTTAATTATCCTTTTGATGTTACTATTAATCGTACACCTACATTAGCATTTAATGCCAATGGCACCAAAGCAATCACAGTTATTGGTAATGGTCAACAAACTGTATCTTCATATAATTTGGCAACACCTTATGTAATGAGTTCGTTAACCGGATCTCAAACATATTCAACGGGCGGAGGTCTTACCATACCTCAACAACCAACGCATTTGTTATTTGCTAATAGTGGTATGATTGGATATGTTTTTGTAGGAACATCAATCTATCAATGGAATCTAACGTCAGCATACGATATTAATTCTTTTTCTGGTACAGCGGCTAAATCTATTGACTTATCAACATTGTTTAGTCTTAATTCTTTTAATCCACCTTCATCTTTTGCTTTAAGTAGTGATGGTAAGGTTGGTTATATAAGTAGTTTAGGTAATTCTTTTAATGGATCAGTAATTCAATTTAGTCTCTCTACGCCTTTTGATGTCAGCACTATTCAGTCTCCTGCTCTTAATGAAATTACTGGTTTTGGTGGATATGGTTCTTATCTAGGTACCGCATTGAGTCCTTCAGGCAAAAGATTATTTGTATCTGGCAAAAATAGTTCGGGACAAGACACACTCTTCCAGTTTAACGGAGTATAAAATACTATTATGAATGAATTGAATAAAAATTTGTCTGAAATATTTGATGTGACACCTGTGCCAGAAGAAAAGAAAGAAAAACTTCCTACGGTATCTGCCAAATATAATAAACCAGATATTGAATCTGACTTGACAGACGCATATCAACAGTCTAAAGAAAACCTTCAAGGTATTATTGACCAAGGCCATGAAGCCATGGAAGAAATACTTAATATTGCCAAGGCAGGACAACATCCACGAGCATTTGAAGTTTATGGCACACTACTTAAAAATATGGTGGACGCAAACAAAGAATTATTAAATATTCAAAAGCAAATGCGTGAGATGGATAAAAAGAAAGAAGTCAATAATACCACAATTGACAAAGCAATTTTTGTTGGTTCTA